TTAAGCGAGTTGGAATTTAAATATGATATCTATATTATCAGCAGTAACATCAACCTTTGATACAAGGTTGTTGACGATTTTCTTTTTATTATCATATGATAGTTCATTAATCGGAATTGAGCCCAACTGAGTTTTAACTAACTCAAAAACATCAGTAGAGTCATTAAATTTATTTTCGCTAATCTTAGCTTTAAGCAGCTTTTTCTCAGCCTGAAGGGAATCAGTACGATCTTTCAACTCATCCATAGTGATAAAATCATTTAGGTACAAATCAGAGTTCTTTTGTATTTTTTTATCGATCTGTGAAATTTGCTTTTTAAATGACGAAGTATCAAGAATAGGTTGGTTGTTGCCATTGATAATTTTCAATAAGGAGTCATTATTTTCTTGAAATCCAATCAGGTTGTCAATAACAGTATTTTCTAAATTACTTAAATCATAATTTCCTGAATCACACTTTTTATTGTCATTATATACTGTAATTCCTTTCGTTTTTCGAGGGAATCTATTTGCACAGTGATATTTCATTGTGCGACTTCCATCTTTTCTTTTGTGGCCAAGAACAATTTTTAAAGGTGCTCCACAGTAACCGCACCTTGCCATCCCTGATAACATATATTTGGCTTGGAAAGGTCTAGGGTTGTTATTTCTTTCATAAGTCTGCTGTTGTCTTTTTTCTAGCTCTTTTTGAACTTTTAAATAAGTCTCATAAGGGATAATTGGTTTGTGCATACCTTCAAATAGACTGTCCTTAAATTTGATATAACCACAGTAAACCGGATTATCAAGTGTTTGTCTTAGGGTACGATAAGACCACGGTATATCTTTACCGATGTGTCCAGCTTCATTGAGTTTATCTCTTAGTTTGGTAAGCGATACCCCTGAAAGATAATCAGTAAATATTTGTTCAACTATTGTAGCTTGTAAAGGAACGATTTCTAATATACCTGTATCTTTGTTGTGGTAATATCCAAAAGCTGTTTTGGCCCACATCATAGACTTACCAGATTTCGCTCGTCCAAGTTTTCCCATAGTCATTCGTTCTTTTATATTCTCTCTTTCAAACTCATTAATTGCAGAAAGAATAGTGAGAAACAAGCTACCCATGGCAGAAGAAGTATCAATACTTTCATTAAGCGAGATAAAGTCTATTTTATTTTTTGTGAACACATCCTTAACTAGATAAAGAGTATCTCTTACACTACGGGAAAGGCGGTCTAGCTTATATACAAGAACTGTATCAAAAGCTTTATTCTCGATATCGTTGATTAATCTTTGCATTGCTGGGCGTTCAAGTTTGGCCCCTGAAAAACCAGCATCAGTATAAGTATCAGATACTTGCCACCCCATTGCTTCAGCATATTTTGTTAAACGGTCAATTTGTTCATCAATTGAGAACCCTTCCTCTGCTTGGTTAGTAGTGGATACTCGTGTATAGATTGCTACTTTCTTAGTCATTGTTTTTGTACCTCATTTCTGATAAAATGGTATAGTAAAAAGCTTATTAAAAGCTTTTACACTACTTTATAGTTTAAATCCACCCTCTCCGTCCAAAGTTTGGGTGGATTTTTTTATTTATAGTTTTCTATAGCTTGCTTAATCTTATCTTGATACATAGCGATGTCAATTGGTGTATCTATTTCAAAAGTACCTGAATCACGAATTTCTATGAGGTTTTTAGTGGCTTTTTGATAAAATCTAAATACCCATTTGCGATTATTATCATCAATTAAAATTCCAAAATAGCTCTTTGTATCACGATAGTATAAACGTGAGGGATCAATGAAGTCTTTCGAAGCTACTTTAAATACAGTGAAAGCTTCAAGCTCTTCGGGAGTAGTAATAATACCATCATCTTGAACCACTTCTTGAATTTCTTCAGTTGTATCAGGCGTTTTAGTTTCGACACTAGTGTTTAAAGCAGCAGAGAGTTTTTCATTTACTCTTTCAGTAATAAATTGGTTAAATCCTTTTTTAATAATTGGCGAAAATTTCTCAAGAGTACTTTTAGTTTTAATCCCGTCATAAATTTGAGATACTAAATAAGCTATAAAACTTTCAGTAGGTTCATTTAGGTTCTCAGATAGGAAAAGTTTTAAGTTATTGAGGTATTTCAATTCAGCAGCAGAAGAACTAATTTTATCAACATCAAAATTCTCTTTATGAAATTTTGCTAATTCTAAAAATTGATTATCCTTAATATTGGTAAGGTCAACAGTCAAAAAAGGTGTCGAATCCATTTTGTTTTGTTCATCAAGGTCTGTATAAAAACGATATTCTTTACCGTTTGTTAGGAGACCAAATTTTGAACTTGTAGTACCAAAATAACGGAATAATTGTGAATCATGATTAGTTAAATTTTCATTAATAGATTTACATTCAATTAAAATTTGAGGAGCACCATCAATTACCATCGCATAGTCTACTTTTTCACCTTTTTTAATCCCGACATCTGCGGTGAACTCAGGAACAAATTCTAGAGGATTAAACACATCATAACCCAACGTTTGAAAAAATGGCATAATGAAGGCATTTTTTGTTTGTTCTTCGTTGGTTATGCTTGGTGCAAGAGTTTCAATACGTGTGCCAAGTGACTTCAACGCATCTTTTAATTTGCTTACTTCCATAAGTTTCTCCTACCAGTATAGTGATGGTGCACATTATTTCCCTAGCTTTTATTGAGGATCTGGGTATTGCTCGTTATTTTATTTAAATAGGTCCCAAAGCGAAAAAGTTGTTTTCTTATAAACTTTGTTATAAGCAGCTTTTTTCGGATTTTTAACCCAACCCATGCCCTTTTTTCCATAACCAGGAAGAAGGGCTTTTTTTACTTTACGCTTATATTTTGCAGTTGTTCTAGCTTTTAAGCTTTTTGTAATGCTAGGCTTTCTCATTCCAAATTTCATAAAATACCTCTTTAAATTACTCTTTGGGAATTAAATTTTGAGTTTAAATCCAAAAGTGTACTCATAACTAATGATTCCCATTTGTGGTCGATATGACATGCATCCATTATACTATAAACGTTCCAACTTTCTGGTTCATCATCGGTGCTATCTAAATAATGAGTTACTTGATATTGAACCTCTTCTTTATCCCATGATTTAATTTTTGATTTTAAAACGATAATTTTAGTTAGTTTCTCTGGACAACCTGTTATTTCGATAAATCGATTTATATATTCAACAGTTCCATCATTTCTTTCAAAAATATCCCATAAAAGAAGAATAGCTTCTTTGTCAGCAATTTTTTCGCAAGGATTATCCCAGTCGTATTCTGAATGACGTATTAAATCTTTATTTTTAGCATGAATATATTCGTGACATATTTCGAATGCAGTTGCTCTTTCTATATCTATGATTCCCCAACCATATTTATAAGAGATATAAGCACTTGCACCACTTAACTTTTCATATTTAAGTTCAATACCTAGATTTTCAATTTTAACAATTATAATTTCTAGTAGTTCTTTACCTGTCATAAACTACCGTCCTCTCTTTAATTTATAATCAATCAGATAGTTTATGAGCAAATAAACGACGGATAATTTCTTTATCCTCTTCTGGAATAGGTTTGCCGCCAACTGACAAAACGCTATCCCAGTCAAAATCTTTAGGTTTATTAGCCAATTCAGCCAAATCAACTGTTTGATTTTCAGGTTCAGTCTCATCACGTCCGAGCAAATAATCTACAGAAACATGGAAGTAGTCTGCTAATTTTTGTAAAGTCTGACCATTTGGTATTTTATTTTTTAGAGAATAAAGATAATTTTCTCCAAGCCCTAATTCAATAGCGACTTCTTTAACGGTTTTATCACGACTTTTTGATAGTTCTTTAATACGGTCTAATATAGTCATATCAACCCTTTCATAGTTTCTTACAAATATAAACTACTAAAAAGTAAGTTTTGTTGTTGACAAAACTATTAAAAAGTTGTATTATTATATTTGTAAGATAAATAGTTAGAAAATAAGTTAGAAAAACACCTTAACAAAAAACGTTGATTAATAAGCTTGCAGGCGGTTATGTACGTTCTATTAAGTCTTTTCTTTATGCTTATATTGTACGCTTTTTGATAGTTTGTGTCAAGAGCTTACTACAAAAAAACTAACTTTTTATCTAACTTTTTAGAGATAGGAGGACAAAAATGTCAGAAGTAGAACAAAGTTTTGATTCTCAACGAAAGAAAATAGTTGAGTATTTAGAGCAAGAGGGGAAAGGGAATAAAGATGTTATTTGGGCTTATGAAAACATCAAAGAACCACCTTATAAATTTCGTAAATCAGACATCAGTTCTGTATTAAACGGAAATCGGAAGTATACTCAGTCAGTTAAATGGCTTATCACATTTCTCATTAAATACTTTGACTTAGATTAAGAAAGGATTCAAAAATGAACGAATTACAAATTACAGAATTAAATGGTCAACGAGTTTTGACTACTCAACAAATTGCTGATGGTTACGGAACAAAAAAACGGACTATCGTTGATAATTTCGGAAATAATAAATCACGATTTAAAGAAGGTAAGCATTTCTTTTTATTAGACGGAGAAGAACTGAAAAAATTCAAAGACAACAACGAAAATTTCGGTGTAGTCGGAAATCGAGCACCTAAACTTTACCTCTGGACAGAAAAAGGAGCATTGCTTCATGCGAAATCTTTAGGAACTGATGAAGCTTGGGACATGTACGATATTTTAGTTGATACTTATTTCAAAGTTCAAGAAGAAAAGCAATTACCTCAAACTCCCGAACAACAAATCGCATTACTCGCTCAAGGTAACGTGAACTTGAATAAAAAAGTTGAACAAATCGAAAATTCAGTTCTTGATTTGACTGACCGATTCGGACTTCCATCAAATAAAGCTAAAGTTTTGCAAAAGAAAGTAGCAAGCAAAGTTTATATGTTTACTGGTGGTAAATATTCAAATGCTCATAAGAAATTAGGAGCTAAGGTATTCAGAGAGTTTTATAAAGATTTGAATAATCGCTTCGATGTTGTTAAATATAGCGATATTCCATTAAGCCGTTATGACGAAGCAACAGAATATCTTGACATGTGGCAACCATCTTTCAATACAACGCTTGAAATTCGTGGATTAAACTCACAAACTAGCTTTGACTTTGAAGCTTAGAAAGGAAAGCACATGGGGGATAAAAGAAGCCCAACAAAAACAGTTACTTCATGGCCAAATGTAACATTTTGGTCAGAGGGAAAAACAAACAGTATGAACAAAGAAGAGTTCGAGGAATTTAAGTCACGTACAGTTTGGCCGAATGGAGTTGGTGAAATGCGAGTAAGGGATGCATACAACACAGTTATGGAAAGGCTAAAATTATGACCTACACATACATAGTCAACCCAGAAACGGGCGAAATCCTGTTTGACCTATTTCACGACTTAATCACACAAAACATTCGAGCAATCAAACTTATTGCTAAGAAATTAAATGCGGTGCTCCGCTAGGAAAGAGAAATTTATGAAATCAAACACATTATTTGAACAAAAACTTACTGAAATTTTGGCACGTACATTGAGCGGAGAAGTGACTCCCGTTGAATATGCATTGAGCAACGAGCCAAGCGAAACTAAAGGAAAAGTGAACCAACTTGTGACTTTTAAGTATGAAGTTGATGAACCTTCAGAAAAAGATGGACCTCAGTTGAAAAAATAAAACCCATCACATAAGTAATGGGCCAAAATTTAGAATCTTGGAAGGCTGAGCAAATTATCTTTTGTAGTGTAATTAGCCTTAGTACGAATGTACTTATTTCCAAGTGATGAGGTAGCAACTTCTATAAATGACTTAGTTGTTTGATAAGCAGTCGTATAGAAGAAGTCGTTATTGTTTTCAAGATATTTGATGATTTGAGCTACTGTGCAATCTGCATAATTGCCAGCTAGTCTAACATCAGTAATCTTCTCTGTAGAAGTTGCGTTGTTATCCGAAACACGGACATGAGTGATTTGGTATGTTCCCATAGGGTACCAACTTTCTATTTAATATTTTGAATAAAAACAGCTAGCCGCGGTATTCCATTCTATTATATTATACTGCTACAAATTGTTTTAGTCAACATAACATACTATATATTGTGTTTAATTATGTAAAAAACAAGAAAGGAACACTAAATGTTGTGGTCGAAGATAAAAACTAAACTTGTTGAGAAAAATATGACCGAGTATGAACTTGGAAAAGTTACAGGACTTGGCGCTCAACAAATTCATCAATTTAAAAAAAGAAATTCTGAAAATCCTCGTTGGCTAACAATGGTCAAAATAGCGGATGCATTAGATATCAGCTTAGATGAATTCAGAGAGAAAGGAAAATAAAATGTTCGGATTTAAAACAGAAGAAGAAAAATTTAAACTTGCGGATTATGATCGCATGGAAAAAGAATTGGAAACAACTCAACAAAGTCTTGTTAATTGCGAAAAAAGCCTTCAAGATTGGATTGATTTCGCTAATGATTTGCAAGAAGAAAATCGTGAGTTGTTTGCAGAAAACATGCAACATCATAAAAATGATATTGCCCGTCAGAAAATGACAAACAAGAATTTAACGATTGCAAAATAAAAAAGCCCGCACTGGCATGCGGACTAAGACGTGATACATCTTTATATATTTTTATATCTAGATTATATCACGTTTCAACAAAAATAAGAAACGGAGAATTTAAAAATGGCAAATGAAATTGATATTTATGATGCAAAAAATCTTAATACAGCAACGGTTAAAAAATTTCTTAAAGGTGGTGGTCAAGCAAGCGATGAAGAACTTGCAATGCTATTAGCGATCAGTAGAAATCAAAATATGAACCCATTCATGAAAGAGGTATATTTCATTAAATACGGTTCGGCAGCCGCTCAAATCGTTGTATCTCGTGACTTTTATCGAAAACGTGCATTTCAAAATCCTAATTTTGCGGGAATCGAAGTAGGAGTAATTGTTCTAAATAAAGATGGAGTTCTGGAACATAATGAAGGAACATTCAAAACTAAAGACCAAGAATTAGTTGGTGCATGGGCAAGAGTTCATCTAAAGAATACAGAAATACCAGTATATGTTGCAGTCTCTTATGATGAATATGTTCAAATGAAAAATGGGCAACCAAATAGTATGTGGACCAATAAACCATGTACCATGCTTGGAAAAGTAGCCGAAAGTCAAGCGTTGAGAATGGCATTTCCTGCTGAGTTTTCTGGAACTTATGGAGAAGAAGAATATCCTGAGCCAGAAAAAGAACCTCGTGAAGTGAATGGTGTAAAAGAACCTGACCGTGCTCAAATCGAATCTTTTGATAAGGAAGACTACGCAGCAAAGAAGATTGAAGAGTTGAAAGAAAAAGCTCAACCTCAAAAAGAAGTTGTTGAAGAAACTGGCGAAGTTATTGATGAAGAGCCTTTGGAGGGATTCTAAAATGAATGAATTTAATGTAACGTTTGAACCAGCAAAAATTGAAGTCTTAGACCGTGAAAAGTTTGAAGAGCAAATTAATTCAATTGCTCAAGCAAACTCTAACCGGCTTATAACTGTTGAATCAATGGCAGATGATAAAAAAACTCGTGCAGAGCTACGGAAACTTTCAAAATCCTTGAATGATGAAAAAATTCGCATCAAAAAGGAGTATAACCAACCTTTAACGGAGTTTGAAGTTTGGTTCAAAAAGGCTGTAGCAGTATTAGATCAGGCTATTTCTCAAATTGATTCTGGAATTAAAGATATCGAAGCTGAACAAAAAGCGGAGAGAAAAAAAGTTGTTCATGAATTATTGGTTGAACTGACAACAGACACAGAAGTAGATTCACGAATCTTTGAAAACTTTGTTGATGATTGGGCCAAATCATCAAACTTTAATGATATTAAGCCTAAAAAACAGCTTATTGATTCTATTACTTATGTCATTGATGGTGAAAAGCAAAAGATTGCTGAATACAAATCTGCAAAACAAAGTATTTCAGACTTTTGTTTCGGAAACAATATAACTAGTACACCGTATATTAGAATGCTTGATAGTGGAAAAACTGTCAGTGAAATAATGGCAGTAATTACCGAAGATGTTCTTTTTGAGAAGCAACGTAAAGAAGCCGAGGAAAAGCGAAAAGAGGCTGAAAAACAGAGACAAGCTGAACTTGAAAAACAACAGCAAGAATACGAAACAAGAAAACTTGAAGAATCATTTAATGCTCTGCCCTCTCATGTTGGGCAAGAAAACGCAAGAGCATTATCTCAACCAGAAGTAGTTGAACATGTTAAAGAAGAATTTGATAAAAAAGCTTCTCAATCACATTCTGAACTACCATATAAAGAACCAGAACAAATATATCATGCGGTAATTCTAGTAGAATTTGATATTAAATTTGGAGATATCGAAGCTAAAGACGAATGGAAAAAAGACATCGAAAAAAGTGGTGGCCGAATCAAAGAAGTGCCAGTATGGGAAAAAATTAAAAACATTTAACCTATGAGCAAACTGCAGTCCTCACTAATCCTGAGCAGTAGAATTAGAAATGATTCAACTTTAAGCACGACTACCTTGGGCGGTGGTTTCGTATTTAGTCAGCCTGAGCAAGCTTTAAACTACTCACCGCATTGCGGTTGGAGGTAGATATGATCTACGACAATTACATGATTAAAAGAATTATGGAAAAATATGATTGCGATTACGACACAGCAGTAGAGCTGTTTAACGATATTGAATAAAACTGTAGGAAGGAGAGGATGTGGCAGATAACAAGAAGTATTACTACATGAGATTAAAAGAAAACTTCTTTGATTCTGATGAAATGATTATCTTAGAAAACATGGATAATGGAGATGGGATTATTTACAGTAATATCTTACTGAAACTTTATCTAAGAAGTTTAAAGTATGAAGGACGGTTAATGTTCAATGAAAGAATACCTTTCAACCCTCAAATGCTTTCTACAATTGTACGTCATCCAGTCGGTGTAGTTGAAAAAGCTCTTAAAGCGTTTGTTGATTTAGGCCTAGTTGAAGTTATGGATAATGGAGCAATTTATATGCTAGATATTCAAAACTTTATTGGAAAAACAACAACAGAGGCTGATAGGATAAAGGCTTATCGATCTAAAATTAATAAAGAAAAAGGTCTAGTTTCAAATGATACACCAAAGTTAGTACAAATGTACGACAAAAGTACACCAGAGTTAGAGCTAGAGATAGAGAGAGAGTTAAAGATAGAGAAAGAAGTAGAAGCAAGCAAAGCTGCTTCAACAAATTCTGATTTTCAAAATTTAATTGAACTTTACCAAAAAAACTTTGGAATAGTAAAACCAATTCTTTATGATGACTTGAAAGCTGATTTAGAAGATTACGGTCTTGAGTTAATCATTGAAGCAGTCAAAAGAGCAGTAAAAAGACAACGAGAATACGGGTATGCACAAGGAATTCTTAAATCTTGGAATAATAAAGGAATAAAAACACTTGATCAAGCAAAAGCCGAGGAAGTGAGCTTTCAAAATAAATCTCAAAACAACCAGAATAAATTTCAGCAGCAAAAGCCAGTCAAAAAAGCTCCTGAATGGACTGATGAGGGTAGATTAATTAAAGCTGGTGTTGATACAACTGGAATGACTCAAAACGAAATGTACAAACTAGTTGGAGAAATGGGGTTGCGTAATGCCTGAACTCAAAGATTATTATCTTGAACTGGCTAGCAGAGTATGTGATGGGGTTACTGCAGAACACTATGACAGATGGCATAAATGGGCTATCGAAAACCATTTAACAATTAGCCCTGGGATGTTTATTTCTTCTATCACTAGTTTGAGCAGCAATAAGGTATCAGAACGCATCTTTCCTTGGCATATTGAACACGGAAAGCGTGTCAACGATGAGTACAAAAAAATAAAAGTTGTGTAGGAGAAAAAATATGAACTTATTAGATTTACTTGCAGCTGCAACAGCAACTACAGCAAATGAAACTTTAGAAGAAAATCGTGAGTCTTACGAGAAGGGAATAAGTGAGGGTAAAAAGCAAGGTATGTCTGGCGATCAGCTTTTAGAGCTTGCATTCTGCCTTGGTGTTACCTGTGGTTTTAGCAAGGTAATTGCGGAAGAAATCAAAAGTAAGTTAAAGGGATTTGATGAATGAAGGTAGTCTTTGACGATCCGAGAGAGGACGCTGTGACCCCTTCCAGACTAATTAATGCTATTAGTCTAGCGATCAAATACGCAGCGCCAGACGAGCAGCAAATAAGGCTCTGGCTAGAAAGTGACGATTACCACAGTGTCATTGACCAAGTGTGCGAGTTAATAGAGTCGTGCGTGGATGAGGCGACATGGAAAAGACTTAGAATTTAAGGTTTAGAAAGGACTTATGGAAAAGAAGAAATACTATAAAAATAGAGAGAGCGTTCAGCTTTTTCTTAAAATCCTTAAACAATACCGAGGCTATCTTGCAACAAAGCTAAGAGAGCAAGGAATTGATGAAGCCACAATAAAAAACGTGACGATCTGGGTCGCTAATGCTCGCCGCTTCGGTACGATGCCATCTTTTAAAGTTTTGGAAAACCTTAAATTTGCTTTTACTGATGAGCAATACCAAGCCTTTGTAAAAGAAAAAGAGTGGCAGCTTAAAGATGCGCTGACCCCTAGTGTAATACTCGTTAGAAAAATAAAAGTCAAGCCAAAGCCAGTCCCGAAAGTAAATGAACGTGAGGTCCTAACTTTAGATGATGGGGAGCAGGTTACAGTAATTGCAGGGTGCGAAAAATATAAAAATATTGCTGTAGTTGAACGAAAAGGTGGCGAACGTCGTGTTTTAGACTTACGCTCTAACAAATTAGTATGAGGAATATATCGAATGCGATTAGTTTTTGAACTAGAAAAAATGCCCGTAACGGCGCAGCGCCGAGGCATAACCAAGAAAAAAGGAAAGTTGCAATTTTACGGACGGCAAGGTTCAAACAACTACGAGTTACAAGCCAAGCTTTTACAAAATGCCCCAAAAGAACCTATTCCAGCAGGGACACCCACCAAGCTAGCAGTTGTCTTTAGATATGCCATAAAGCAAAAAAAGCGCTGGTGGCAATGGAAAACCAGTCGTCCAGACTTAGATAACTTGCTAAAAAATTTACAAGACTACATGACGAAATTTGGCTACTATGCAGATGACAGTCAGATTTGCTGGTTAGATGTCAGAAAATATCATGACGAGAAAAACAGAATTGAAATTGAAATTACAGAGGTGTAAGAATGAATATGTTTGAGGAGAGCGAGATATGAGTAATATATATAAATGTAAAAAATGTGGTATCCCATTTTTCCATTGCAATTCATGTAAAGCATGGCATTCAGAATGTATTTGTGTAAATGGTCAAAGACAAATTATTTATGATAAACCAAAAGAATCAAAAATTAAAACAGATTTTAGTACTTTGAAAAAGCTATATGGATTGGCAAGAAATAATAATTTTAAAGCCGCTAAAAAAGAATTATCTGTTAAAATCAGCGGTCGGACTAAGTACAATCACGAACTTTCTCAGCTTTACTTAGATATTTGCAATAAATACAACCATTCAAAGCAAATGAAGTGGAAAGATTTATACAAAATACTTGAAGAATTAACCAAAGATAAACAAATAGAACTTTAATAGCTCTAATTCATGAAAATTACGGTTACATTGAGCGCTTAAACCATTTCATAGATAATTTATCACGAACAATCTAAAAGCGCTTAGAAGCTAAAATATGAGGTAGTAATATGTTCAGCAAAAATGAAATAAGGCGTGGAGATAAAATATGCTTCCGCGACACAAAATTCTTAAAAGTTATCGAAGTTACTGACAAATACATAACGGTTGAAAAAGACCAGTTCACTAAAAAATCAGTTAAGCGTGATGATTTTAGAATTGTAAAAATAAATGGAAGATACCATGCATGTGAACTCTTTGACAGAGTTGTGAAGTGAGGGATGAGATGAAATGCGAAAAATGCAACAAAGAAATTGAATATGTAAATTGCCATTACTTCACTCAACAATTTCACCCAGTAAGTTTAGGTGCCTACGAAGAGGAAAAATATTATCAAGCTGAAATAAAAGGTGGCAGAGAAGAAGATTATTATATCAATGTTCCGACTTTTATTACTGCTCTTGAATTCACTGACTCAATTCCTGATTTAGTAGACAGTATCTCTTGTCCTGAATGTGATGAATTCCCATTCAAGAACAATGCAGTCGAACTTTACAACGAAACCGTTGATATGGTTTTTATGGGAGAGGAGCAGCTAGATGATACCAAAATTAAGAGCTTGGGATAAACAAGATGAGCGTATGAGTTACGGAGAAGTTATGTATTATGACGATATGATTGAATATCGTTTTGACCATTTCTGTACTGGCGCTGATGAAGACGTTGAATTTATGCAGTCAACAGGAATAAAAGATAAAAACGGCGTTGAGCTTTACGAGGGTGATATTTTAAAACTGCATGCTATATTCTTAGCTCCTGATGACAAAATCGGTTATCTTGAATATTCTCCAAAATATGGATATTCAATTATTTTTGAAGGAAATAGGTTATATCGGCAAGAATACTGGGCGAGTACAAATAAATTGAAATATGAAGTCATCGGAAATATCTATGAGAACCCTGAATTATTGGAAGGACACGAAAAATGACTAAGTTTACAAATCTGATAAAACCAGATTCTACAGAGTTAGAAAGATATTTTCTATCAGTATACACTGGTGATTTATGGGATGCATTAGAGAAAATAAAGGATTGGCATAGCCCTGAGCATATTGAAAAAGAAGTTCAAATAAGACTACTTAAACTCCAACAGCAAGACCTGCCAGTCGTACCTGAAGATGTTGCTGAGTGGATAGAAATATTAAAAACTAAAGGCCTTAAACCACTAAAAAATCCAGAAACATACGAAGAAACTGGCTTTACAGAAGAAACACTACAAGATATTGTATTTTGGATTTCTGAACACCAAGAAGATTATATGCGTGCATGGCTAGACGGCTACACAGTCGAAAAACCACAGCTGTTCTATTTGAAGAATAAGCTGACGACAAGTTACTTGGCGCTAGATACCAACACTGGTTACTATGAACATTGGGGAGAAGAGATAATTCCAAAGCTTCTGAAAAAACAAGGATATAAAATATCATTCACCCAGCAAGAAATCGACAGCATGGAAACTGGGAGCTATGAAAAAATCGAGGTGACGGAATGAGCGAACAAAAATATGAAGTTGAATTTTTAAATAATGATGATGGCAGATTTTTACTTTTTGGAGGAGTAGCCAATTATCATGAATGTTTTATAGAACAGGAAGAAAACAACGAAGGGTATTGGCAACAACATTTCACTGAGCAAGAAATCAAGTCAATTGATGAGCGTTACTGGCAGTTTGCTGTGCCTGTGGAGGACGGAGAATGACAAGAGGATTTAAAAAACTAGACGGAAATGCGACTATTCCAGAACGAGCGACAAAACATAGCGCAGGATATGACATTTCAGCAAGTGAAACAGTTACGATTCAACCTGATGAAATTAAAATGGTAAGCACTGGGCTAGCTGTTCAACTTGGTGATGATGAAGTATTGAAATTATACGACCGTTCAAGTAATCCAGTTAAGCGTGGCATTGCATTGATTAATTCAGTAGGAATTATCGATTCAGATTATTATCCTAATGAATTTAAAGGCTTATTTATGAACATCTCAAAAGAGCCTGTAACCATTTCTAAAGGTCAAAGAATAATGCAAGAGGTATTTGTCAAATACCTTACAATAGACGATGACAACGCAAATGGAAAGCGTACAGGCGGATTTGGTAGCACTGGGGAGGTGTGAAAATGACACAAGAAACAGCAAAAGAGCGCATTTATCGTGAAACGCTGGAAAAAACAAGAGATAGATTAGATGGCTTTGAAGAGCTGTATGCAAATAAAGAAGTTTACTATGCGTTCGATGAACTAACTGGATTAGTTGAAAAAGGTTTAAGCCAAGCTTCTAAAATTCCAGTCAACACTAACAAACTTTCGGTTGAAAGACTCCAAGAACAGCTTAACACTGCTAAAGAGTATATTGAGCATGTTATTGGAACGATTAAACATGATGGGCATTTAGGAACTATTCAAACAGACTGTATTTTGCCTGATTTAGAAAAAGCACTCGCAGCGATTGGAGGGGATAATGAGTAATAAAAAATGTCCGAATTGTGGCTATGAACTTGATTCATGGAATGACTGTGTTTCAGTTAATAATATTTTAGAATGTCTAGAATGTGAAGAACATTTTGAATTAAAGGCAGTTAGATTAAATAAACCCCAGCTCACGATTCCGAAAAGCATTGCGGATGAGTTGGAAAAATATGATTTTGAACTTACTAGTAAGGGTCTTATGTACAGAAATATGGGTGGTACATTGGTAGAGTTTTCCAGAGTAACATATGATGAAATACCACAGTTAATTGTTCAAACTATTGCTGGTAATTATCGAATAGTATTCGCCTACCTCGCAGGCAAAGCCCTCGGAGTTGATTTAGTGAAAGTGGTGGTTGGATGACAGCGGAGGAAATCGTGCAGAACTACCAAATTAAGTTGATGAAAATTATATTCAAAGAAATTGATAGCCTGATGACAAAAAAAGAAAATGCGGATATTAACGCACATAAACTTGCTGAAAATGGGAACTCTGTCAGAACATCGGCGTATTGGAAATCAGTAGGGAATGCAGAGTTTTACATTAAAGAAACTTACCAAAAGTTAAGTGCTTTAGCAGAAATGGATAGACTTTTCCGCTGGTCGGAACGTCTGCACCAAGAACAATTAAAATTTATAGAAAAGTATCCAAGAGTTATGGAGAAATACCGACAAACTAATATCGCTGGTCAATGACTGGTGGGGAGGGATTGAATGAAATCAAACTGGAAGAAACAAAGACAAGCTACAAAAAAACGCCAAATTAAAAATATAAGAATCGAAAAATGGTGGCTAGGTAGTAAAAGTTGGTTCAATGTCGAATCAGTTGCAAAAAATTGTCCTGATTGCGGGCAGATAATGGGCTATTTCGAAGAGCCAGATGATGACAATTATATTTGCTACCACTGCTCGCCACCATTTTAGAAAGGAAAACCAATGAAACTATTTATTTGGCAAGGAATGGGTGTATTGCAGGATTGGACATCAGGGCAAATTATTGCACTTGCACCAGATTTAGAACAAGCACTTAAAGCAATTGAAAATGAGTGTGATTATTGTATGGATTCATTTCCTAACCATAATCCAACAAAAATTATTGATTTAGGACAATGTAGCGAAAAAGTTCAAAATGAAGCATGGGTAACTTGGGGAGGTGGATAATGAAACTATTGTGTAAGCTGTTCGGGCATAAGTGGACGAAATGGAGAGTTAATTTATTTAGCACTCATGAAGAACGCTTTTGTCAGCGTTGCTACATTACAGATAAACGCTTAAACCGCTCAGACCTTGACGAGTCGGAGAACGTGTTCGGGGAGGAATAGAATGAACAAAAAGAAAAAAACAACTACTACGCTAGTTGGAGAAGTGATTGCTTATCTATTAATTGCAGCTGTTGTGATTATTATCCTTGGATTATTAGCTCGTGTAATTCGTTGGGTTTGGTTAGGATATTAGGAGGAATAAATGACACTGATTGATGAAATTAAAACATGTCAGAAAGAATCTCATAAAAAATGGTTCGAAAGATGGTACAAAAAAGCAAATTTAGAAAATAATATCAGGATTTCAGCCGAAAAAGGATACACAGGTTTTAGAATTCAAGTAAGTGATTGTAATGATGAGTATTTAAGATTGAGGCTAGGAAATAAAGAAACAGCTTCCCTTTTAAAAGAAAAGCTCGGTGATGGTTTCAGCATAGCATTTAGAGAAATTCACGGAGAGAATTTTTTAGGAATTAAGACTTATAAATCATTCATTCAGATTTTATGGTAAACAAAAAAAAGATGATAGCTATTTGCGATTGAGACTTAGTAACAATTTCAGCAATTATAGCAACCTATAAGAAACTATAAAACAAGATCAGCTATTATTAGGCTGGTTTTTTTAATAGTCTTGCTGACCTAAAGCCAGATAATGATAACATTTTCTACAAATAAGAAGGAAAGGGGATTCAATGACATTATCTGAACAGCAAAAAAGGTTTTGTGAGCTATATGTGAAAACAGGCAATGCTACACAGTCATATATAGATGCTGGGTACAAAGCAAGAGGAGCAAGCGCAAGAGCTAACGCAAGTAAATTGCTAACAAATCCTAACGCAAAATCGTACATCGAAGAATTAACCAGCCAACTAAAGAAAGACAGCATAGCTGATGCTGACCGTGTGCTACAGTTCTTGACTAAAGTAATGGATGGCGAGGTTAAAGAAGAATTGGGCTTTGTGACTGATGAAGGCGTTGAGATTGTTTCTTTGCCTATAAATGGTACAGGGCGAATAAGAGCAGCAGCAGAGCTTTTGAAACGTTATCCACTGCCAGTTGAGGTAAATCTAAACACACCGACAGCTATAAACGTAAACTTTGACTTCAGGCCAGAAGATGTGCCAGAGCTAGAGGACTAAGTATGGATAACACACTAGATATTAATTTGTCCAAACTGATAGCACCGAGATTTTGGGGGACAGTCTTCAAAATAATGGCTATGGATTTTCAGAACTACTATTTCAACGGTGGGCGTGCAAGTACTAAGTCATCTATGCTTAGCATAATCATTATTATCATGATGACACAAGATCCAAACGCTAACGTAGTAGTCTTGCGACAAGTAGCAAATACTTTACGAGACAGTGTTATTTCGCAGCTAGAATGGGCGATATATGAGCTAGGGTTGGGGCATGAATTCAAAATAAGCAAGTCTACTTTAGAGATCGTACGCAAAAGCACAGGGCAAAAAATTCTTTTTCGTGGTGCTGATGACCCACAAAAAATCAAATCTATCAAAGTAGCAAAAGGCTATATAAAGATTATTTGGTTTGAGGAGTTGGCTGAGTTCAAGGGAGTAGAAGGCTTACGCTCAATTAAACAATCGTTAGGACGTGGTGGTAAGCAAATCTTTTTGTATAGCTATAACCCGCCACGATCTGCAAACAATTGGGCAAATCAATACGTGGACCAAGAAAGCGTCAGAGAGGACACGTTAGTACATCGCTCAACTTATCGTACAGTTCCTAAAAAATGGCTTGGGGAAACGTTCCTAGCAGAAGCAGAGAGCCTAAAGAAAACGAATAGGCAAGCCTATGACCATGAATACTTAGGGCTACCAGTCGGAACAGGCGGAGAAGTGTTTGGCAATATTGTTAAGTCACAGATCACTGATGAAATGGTAGCCAGCTTTGACAAGGTTTATAGGGGTCTTGACTTTGGTTTCGCTGCTGACCCACTAGCTTATGTAGAAGCATACTATGACAGCGCTAGAAAACGACTATATCTGTTCAATGAGATATACGCCACAGGAATGAGCAATGCTAAAGCCATAGCAGCTATTAAAGCACTAAACCCTAACAACGAGATGATAACAGCCGACAGCGCAGAACCTCGTACAATTGCAGAGTTCAGAGCGCAGGGCTTGAATATCAGACCCTCTAAAAAGGGTGCTGGATCAGTTGACTACGGTATTAAGTGGTTACAGGATATAAACGAAATCATCATAGACCCTCGGAGAACCCCGAATATATTCCGAGAATTCCGAGGCTATGAGATCGAGCAAGACAAGATGGGTAACTTTAAAGGAATGTTCCCAGATAAAGATAACCACACAATCGACAGTACAAGGTATGCACTGGAAATGGTATCAAAACCACGCAAACAATCCTCTGCATGGTAAGAAAGGACACTATGGAAATAAAAACAGCAGCTAAGATTTTCGAAGCATTAGAACAAAAACGTCAAAAAGTAGCAGACATTTACAAGAAGTCAATGAGGTACTACAACAACAAGAACGATATTCTTTGGAATGATGGGGGATCTGGGGAAGAAAAACTAGATGCAAATGGAAAGATAGACGGCGGATTACGTAGAGCAAGAAACCGTGTGTCTAATGGTTTCCACCGTATTATCATAGACCAAGGAACACAATACACAGGGGCAATTGTACCAAGCATTGATTTAGATGATGATGAGTTGACCAAAGATGTCTTTGAAATATTGGGAGATAACTTTGACCGCTACTTTTCAAGATTAATTACAGATGCAGCCAATGCAGGCACAGGATGGGTGCACTATTGGTTAGACGAAAAGGACAAGTCTTTCAGATATGCCATCATCAACCCTACTCAAATGTCAGTAATCTATGATGACTTACTGGAGCATGACATTATAGCTGTACGTAGAACCTATGAAAAGCTAGATCAAGAGACGGGCGAAATGTTCGTACATGATGAGTATTGGACTGATAAAGAAGCTACATTTTTTAAGCGTCCAAAAGGCACAGACTATACGGAATTAGTGTATGACTACAAAATTCCCTTGTATGATACTGGGCTAAATATGAACGTTGGGAGTTCTGAAAAGTTACAACATAACTTTGGACGTGTGCCGTTTATTCCATTCTTAAACAATCAAGAAGCCACTGCTAACTTGCCAAGATACAAAGGGCTTATTGATGTATATGACCGTGTTTTTGCAGGATTTGTGGACGATGTAGACGACGTTCAGCAAGTCATTCTGACATTGACAAACTACGGAGGAGAAGCAGCGAGTGCCGCAGAGTTCTTGCAAAAGATAAAGCTTGAAAAAGTTGCAAAGATTGACTCGCTTAATCCAGAAGATAAAACAGGACTAGACACGTTGACTATTGACATTCCTGTAGAAGCTCGGAACTCATTGCTAGACCGTACTCGTGAGGCTATATTCTTACAAGCACAAGCAGTTGATCCGACTAAGGTAGAGATGGGAACAAACAAGAGCGGGATAGCTCTTAAAATGCTCTATAGTTTGCTAGAGCTTAAAGCTGCAGCTGTAGAGAATGAGTTTCGCCCTGCGCTTGCTACTTTGGTGCGTGCAATATTGAGGTATTTGAATGTACCAGACGCAGATACACGCAAGATTGAGCAGAAGTGGACACGTGCAGCAGTCAAAGACGCAGCAGAAACCGCAGATATTATTGCTAAGCTTGCGGATGTCACTAGTATGGACACAATCGCCAAGAATAATCCGCTTGTTGAAGATCCTCAACGAGAAATTGAAGAACTTGAAAAGCAGAAAGAGGAAGATCCTTATGCGCCAAAGGGAACTCCAAACCTTGATGACGAGCAAGAGGATGAACCAGAAGACAAAGAGGACGAATAATGGCAGAAGATTTAAGCTATTGGCAAAAACGTTACTTGAAGATTAAGGCGGATGCAATAGCTGCTGCAGAGCTTGAAGAAAAAGAGGCTCGCAAACGAATAGCACCAGCAAAGAAGGAACTTATAAGACTGACAGAGCGCTTTGTTAGTCGTTACAGTTTAGAGGACGGGGTTCTGGATGAGACAGCAGTCAAGAAAAAGCTAAGAGGAGTAGAACTTAAAGCGTGGAACAATACGCTTGATGAATGGGAACGTAAAGCGAAAACTGGTGGATACGATCGAGAGCTTAATCTTGAGTATTACCGTAGCCGTGTGAGTCGTATAAAGACATTGCAAGCACAAATGAGTGTTGTTATGGCAGAGTATGCTGCTAAGGAAAGCCCAAAGCTTGCTACTAGGCTAATGAATACGTTCAAATCTACCTATTATCGTAATATCTACACTCAACAGCAGCAACGAGGGCAGATTAGCGGGAACTTTGCCAAGTTTGACGACAAAATGCTTAATCAAGTGATATCCAAACCGTGGATGGGGGACACATTTAGTAAGCGGATATGGAAAAACTATACTCAAACTTTGCCAACTGTTCTTACAGATACGCTTTTTAAGGGCGTAGTGCTGGGATATAACACTGATAGGCTCGTCAAAATGGTACAAGGACGTTTTGTTGATGTCAGCAGATCTAATATACAGCGCTTGATACACACCGAAATGGCACACATTAGTGAGGAAGCGACTTATGAAGGATATGTAGAAGATGGTGTAGAAGAATATGAGTATATGGCAACTCTTGAAAAAAATACTTGTGAGGTATGCCAAGCTCTTGATGGAACAATTCATAAAATTGAAGACAAGAAAGAAGGGGTTAATTATCCTGTAATTCATGCACGTTGCCGTTGTACAACGGGAGCTTACTACAAGGATGCTGAGTTATTAAAAAACCGAAAACGAGCCGCAAGAGACCCTGAAACTGGCAAAGCCGAACTTGTAGACAAAATGAATTTTGATGATTGGGCAAAAAAAGTAGGCATTGAGCATAAAGTACCAAATCAGCCCGCCATGAGCAAAGCGAATAAAACAGCTAAGGGCAATCTTGTAGAAATCATGGGCAAAACTAACATGAGAATTCAAGTAGGTGGAGATAATTATGATAATTTCATCAACCATTTAAATAAAGCAGATGAGAAACAGCAAGAACTCTATTCAATAGCTGGAGAAGATTTAAATTTTGGTAATTTTAACCAAACCAATGCAGCAATGAATAATACTGTATTTTTAAGGCAACGAGCTTTTGATGGGCGAGCAGGGTTTAGTCAACCACTTGGCGCAGTTTATCACGAAAACGGACATGCACTTGACTATATTGCAGCTAAGTACGATACAGAAGATGCTGGATATGTTATCGGAAAAGGTAAAAAAACAGCTAAAGTCACATTTATCTCATCAAATCCTAAATATAATCTTTCCCAAACTATTGACGAAGATTTAAGGAAATACGTACACGGCGATTTAAAAGAAGTTAAAAAACCTAGACAAGGTTCTAAAGACTTCCAAAAGAAATATGACGAGTTCTGGAACTATCGAACAAAGGCAAAGGAAAACCGTGAAAAATTCTTAAAAGATATGCTTGAAATTAAAAAAAGAGGAGTACATGTTAGTAGCTTATCCGACATTCTGGAAGCAGCGACTGAGTTTGGTTCGTCGCCTTTAGGCGGAGGGCATGGTGCAAGCTATTGGAAAGTTGCAGGAAATAGAGAGACTGAGTTTTTTGCTGAAATTAGTGACATTCTAAATACTGACCCCGAACAATATGAGCTAATTAAGAAAATACTCCCTAACGCAGTAGAAAAATATCATGAAATGGTAGACGATGCTATAAAAATCATCAAACAAAAGAAAGGAAAATAACTATGTTTTCAGCAGAAGATGGTGCGTGGGACGTTTTGAACCCAGCAATAGAACGGTATTCACAAAAATTTGGGCAAGAGTTCCCAGTTTACGATTATATAGACTGGACAGCTAACGAGGATTATGACTTTACGCTCGAAGGCTGTAAAAAATTAGCCGCTTGGATTGATAAGCAAATAGCGAAAAACAAAGCCGTAGGTATTCCAGAGGGATATTTTGACCGAGTTTATTGAAAACGTACAACAAAATATCAGACTTAATACGAAAAAAATTTATAATAACATCAACCTCTAGGTGGAGTAGCCCACCGTAAAAACTACGAGGAGGACAAAATGACACTTGAAGAATTGTTAGCGCTCGGACTATCCGACGAACAAGCCAAAGGCGTAATGGCGCTAAAGGGCAAAGTAGTAGAAGCAGAACAAGCCAAGAGCAAAGAAGCGCTTGAAAAGGTAACAGCAGAACGTGACACACTTAGCGACGAACTAAAGGACGTCAAAAAGGACATTGACAAGTTCAGTAAGCTTTCAGCAGACAATGAAGAATTGACAGCCAAGCTAAAGGAAAAGTCAGAAGCTTTAGACGCAGCAGAGCAAGCACGTATTGCAGCCGATACCCAGCACAAATTTGACACGGCTTTGTCAGCAAGAGCGAAAGAACTCAAACTACGCAACCCCGACGACCTCAAACGCTTTTTAGACCTTGAAAAAGTAACACTAAAGGACGACGGCACACTTGACGGCTTAGACGACCAAGTAACAAATCTCAAAACAAACAACAGCTACCTTTTTGAAGGGGAGATTACTCCTGGATATAATCCAGCTGGCGGAAAAACGCCAGAAACTACAGTAAACTCTCTGGATGAGGCCGTACAAGATTTCTACAAATAGAAAGGTTTAATAAATGGCAATTACACTTGCGCAAGCAAAAGTAACAATGGTCGATAAAGTTGACCAAATGGTAACAGATGAGTTTCGTCGATCATCTCAACTTCTTGACATGATGACGTTTGATGATGCTGTAGCACCAGCTACAGGAGGGTCAACACTCACTTATAGCTATACACGTTTGAAAACACCTTCAACAGCTTCTGGACGTGCACTTAATACGGAGTACACTGCTAACCAAGCTGTACGTGAAAAAGCTTCTACAGATTTGAAAATCTTTGGGGGAGCGTTCGAACTTGACCGTGTACTGCAAGATACATCTGGTTCACTCAATGAAATTACTTTCCAATTGCAACAAAAAATTATTGGAGCACGTAATCTCTTCCATAACATGGTTATTAATGGTGATGATGCTGTAGATGACAAGAGCTTTGATGGACTTAGCAAGATGCTCACAGGAACTAAGACAGAGCTTGGTACTGATGCAGTCACTGATTTAACAGACATCGACTCTGACAAAGGTTTTAAATTCTTAGAACTCCTTGATAATTTCCTCTCTAGCATGGATGGTCGCCCATCCGCTATTATGGGTAACACAAAAATGATCAATAAGATCAAAGCAGTTGCACGTCGTACTGGTTATTACTCTCGTACAGAAGATGCGTTTGGTAAAGGTGTAGATAACTATGATAATATTCCACTTCTTGACCTCGGCTATTTTTATGATGGCACAACAAAACCTGTAATTCCTATAGTTAACCGTACAATTGAGACCGTTGAGCAAAAAGGGCTGACGGACCTATACGCAGTTAACTTTGCATTAGATGGTTTCCATGGTGTAACACCACAAGGTGGAGTAGGTATTAAAACCTATATGCCAGACATGTCACAACCTGGCGCTGTTAAAAAAGGCGAGGTCGAAATGGTTACTGGTGTGGCACTTAAAAATAGTTTGAAAGCTGCTGTATTGCGTAATATCAAACTTTAGGAGGTAAGCATGGCAAAACAATTTAAAATTACTACGCCTGTAGATGGTTACACTGGTGTCATTTACGGCGTACCTATCTCTAGCGGTGTAGGACATACAGACGACCCTTGGCTTGTTCAACGTTTTAAAGAGGGTGGCTACACAGTAGAACCCACAGGCGACAACGAGCAAGATAACGTGGAAGATGGAAAGCCAGATGCCAATAGCACGAAAGCAGAAATTAATGCTTATCTTGATGCACATGGTATTGAACATGATCCAAAAGCTAAAAACGAAGAGCTTTTAGCACTGATCGAGGAGTAATGATATGGGGGATTTTCCAAGGATTGAGGAGTTAAAGAGTAAACTGAAAATCTTACATTCTAAGCCTAAAGATATGGAACAATCCACTTATGATCTGCTCATTGATTTGACAACAGACAAAATGATTGAAGAAGTAGCAGCATTTATTAATGCACCTATAGAAGAAATTCCTAAGGGGCTTGATAGTACTATGCTTATGCGTTTGTCTGGCTGGTTCACAGATAGTGGCGTACTTGTTTCAAGTAATGACAGGCTAACAGGATCAGTTAAATCAGTCACAGAAGGAGATGGCTCTGTCTCGTGGAATACCCCAGCATGGGCTCTTACAAAGCTTTCAGATACCTTGCTTATAAACGACGAACTAACACGTACGCTTGTGAAATATCGGCGCATGGCAGGTTGGGGAGGCGAAAGAGGGGAGAGGAGCTATGGCACTAATTCCTGATAACGTCTATCAAAGTATGAATGGAGCTTTAAAAACGCTATGGCGAGATAAAGCAACAATCACTGTCAAAGAACTAAAGAAAGCTAAAGCTATAGGTTCAGATAGTCCAGAAAAAGAAACTAAAACAATCGCTACTGATGTGCCATGCAAAATATCTCGTGAGGGGTATAAAGCACCAGCAGATGGCGAGTATTTAGCTAAGGAATATGATGCACTTGTCTTTATGGATAATAGCATTATTGTTCCCCCTGGAGCTTACTTTGATATTACTGATGTCAATGGGGTAGTAACACGCTACAAGAGAGCAAGTGGTACTTATCCAAGTTATCAATCACACCAAGAAATAGCTGTAGTATTTAACGAAAGGAAATGACATGGCTAAATTTGGGGAGTTTGATGACAAGCAAATTCAAGAATTTTTTAAGAAGTTTAAGGCTAATTCACAGCGTAAGGACGTACAGGATATTCTTGAAAAGCACCTAACAAAAGTCGGAAACATTGTGCGAGATGAAACCAAAGCAAAAACCCCAGTGAGAACAGGGGAAATGCGGCGAGGATGGAAGAAATCATCGGTAAAGGGTGGAAACAATCCAGAAATCGAAATCTACAATAACGTAGAACATGCAGGTTTTGTTGAGAATGGACACCGAGTTGTTAGAGGTGGTAGGACAGTAGGTTATGTAGAGGGGCAAAAAATGCTCTCTAATACGATAAATGATGCAGGATCACTAATTGATAAGGCAGCAGAGGATGCCATGAACGAAATTGTAAATAATCTTTTTGGAGGGCTTTAATGACAGCATTAATAGAAAATATTTGCACTACATTTAAGCAAATTTTCCCAAACACGCCAGCCGTGACGGAGCTATCTAATGACGGTTCATTTGCCACACCTTTACTTTTCGTTACTCAACAGCCTTCACAGTTTCCACGAAAGCTTGGTAACGAGCTAATGCGAACATCTAACTTTGATGTTGCCTACTTTGTAGATGTGGATAGCAATAACCTTGCAACATTAAGTGCTGCAGGAGAGAAGATTATGGCAGAGCTTAATGTTATCGTTGATGAGAATTTAAAGCCCTATGCGCAAGTTATTAGTCCTGATTGGTCAATCACTGACAAAGTAGGTCATTGTACTTTCTCGGTCATTCAACGCATGCAAGATGACACCTCAGAAGAAAGCTTTTCAGAAGGTAATCTTGATATTAATGGAGGAATCAAGAAATGAAACCAACAACAGACAGCACTATTAGCGAAATCAAGGCTTATCTTGACGCTCATGGTGTTAGTTATCCAAAGTCAGCAGTAAAAGCTGACTTATTGGCTCTTGTTGAAAGTGTCGAGGAACAACCCGACAATCAAGAAGAACCAGAACAAGGCACAGAAGGGACGCCTGATGGTAGTAAAGAGGAAGAAGGGGAAAAGACCCCAGACAAACCACAAACGCCAGAAGAAGCCCGTGCAGCTACAAAATATACTAAGCGACAACTGATCGATGGCATGAGCTTTTCAGGTTCTATGCGTGATTTGCTAAAAATTAGCCTTAAAGATGGTCAATTATATACCTACTCAGAGGCTATGGACTTAGTAGAACAAATGAAAGGAAACTTATTCTAATATGGCAGGTGGAATTTTTACTAAAACAAATGAAGTATTACCAGGTGCTTACATCAATACGAAAGCGGCGCAGAAATCTATTCTAGGATCTAACGGCGTTTCTGGCGTAGTGTTTGCAATTGAGACTGGTCTTGGTTGGGGGAAAGATGGAGTAGTGGAAGTAACAGCAAAATCAGACTTTCTCTCACTCTTTGGATTGCCTATCACAGATGCAAAGCTTACAGGCTTGCGCCAAATCCTCGCTAATGCTTCAAAAGCATACGTTTATAACGTAAACGGCGGGACTTCTGCAACTGCAACGAGTGCTGTTCTTCCTTGGAAGTTCACAGCGAAATATGGCGGTGTTGGGGGCAATGGTATCAATGTTACCGTTCAAGCTGACGTAGCAACAACAGGCGCTTACTCTGTGGTCACTACTTTCGGTTCTGTGGTAGTTGATAAGCAAACCGTTAAAAAGGCGTCAGAGCTTAAAGCAAACGACTTTACGACACCAGCAGTCACAAGTGAAGCAAAAGCAGACGATGGTGCAGCATTACTTGAAGCAATTGTTACACCAGTATCCGTTGACTTTACTGGTGGTGCTAATGCAACTGTTCCAGATATGTACAGCTTACAAGAAGCTATTGATGCTTATGAGTACAATACGCTTGTTGCTGCAGATGCAGGAGAAACGGCAAACGTGCATGCTCTTATTGCAGCAGCAGCTCAACGATTGCGAGAAGAACAAGGGCGTGAAGTTCAAGCGGTAGTCCCTTCAACGGCTACAACTGTAGTAGCTGATAATGAGGGAATTATCGTTGTAGGTAACACTGTAAAAATGACTGATGGTACAACACTCACACAGTCACAATTTGCAGGGTTTGTTGCTGGTATTACAGCATCTGCACTTGATAATCAATCGCTCACTTACGCCAAAATTGAGGGTGCAGTTGATGCAGTTCCACGTTTTACAGATGACCAAGCTATTTCTGAAATTCAAAAAGGTCATTTGATTGCGCGTGCTACTCGTGGTTTTGTACGAATTGAAGTAGATTGTAACTCATTGCTTAGTTATGATGATGACAAATCAGCAGACTTTTCAAAAAATCGTGTTATCCGTGTTCTTGATACATTCCGTAACTGGGTACGTATGACATGGGAAGATAATTTTGTCGGTAAAGTAACTAACAATGCCCAAGGGCGTGATTTGCTTAAAGCAACTATCGCAAACTATTTGACAGAGGCACAATCTCGTGGGGCTATCCAAAACTTTGCGGTTGAAGATATTGAAGTAACAGCAGGACCATCTAAAGACAGTGTTATTGTGAATGTTGCAGTGACACCAACAGATGCTATGGAAAAACTCTATATGAGTATTTCAGTGAATTAAGGGAGGTAATCAATGGCATTTACAAAAGCAGGCGACACAATCAACTCACGAGAAGGTAGTGTAGTTATGACTGTGGATGGCAAGAATATCACACTTGCCGAATTACAAGAAGCCTCAGCTCAATTAGAGGGCAATGTAGAAGAAATTAATTTGCTTGGCAAACGCTTGAAAGGTCACAAGTTGACCTCAGCAGAAGGCACAGGAAGTATAAGCAAATATACTGTTCGCTCAGACTTTGCTAAAATCATGGCTGACTGGGTCCAAGGTGGAACTTATCCATCTATTTCACTTATGCTGACAGTTGAAGATAAAACATCTAATACAGGTAAGCAAGTGATTCAACTCATGGACGTTATTTTTGCAGACGGTGTCTTTGCCAATCTTAACAGTGATGATGGATTACTTGAAGATGAAACAGACTTCACGTTTGACGACTTTAAAATTATTAATCAATTTAGCTAATTACTAAACCAATCTCGGAGGAAATATAATCATGGAAGAAGTAAAGAAAACATTTAATATCAGTGATTGGATCATTGACGAAAAAGACCTTAAACAAGAAAAAACTATCAAAATTTCTGATAAGTTGCCAGCTTTTGTCATTCGTTCTTTAACTGCTGATGAAACTAATGTTTTGGAAAAAGCAGCAGTTCATAAAATCCGTAAAGGAACTCAAATGGTAGAAGTCCGTGACACAAACCGATTTGTGGACAAAATGATTGAGCTTGCTGTAGTATTTCCACCCTTGGACAATTCAGAATTACAAGCACAATATGGAACAGAAGGAGCAGGTTTCTCAGCACCAGCAGCAACTTTGCGTAAAATGCTTACAGCTGGTCAATACTCAGAACTCTTGACTGAAATTAATGGACTTTCAAGCTTTGAAGATGATATTAACGATGAGATTGAAGAAGTAAAAAACTAATAAATGCCAAGGATGAGAGGGGAAAACCTTTAAACGCTGATTTTCATTACTACTTTTATGCACTCAATGAGTATCATTGGAAGCCTAAAGATTGGATAGAATTAAGCCGTAGGGAGCGTTCTCTAGTCATTGGCATGATTGACACACGCATTAAAGCTGAACAGGCGAAAGCTCCAAAAGCTAAGCGTTAGCAGACCGCGGGCGTTTCGTCCGTGGTTTTTATTATTTAAGAAAGGAGATTTATGGGTAAAACGGTTAGCGCAACGCTCAAATTATTTGATAGCTTTAGCAGTACTTTGGATAAAGTCAACGGCACAATGAGTAAAACAGCGGCTAAAATGACAAACTTTCGTGAACAGGTAGAAAAGCCTATCGGTGGCGGTGGTGGAATGTTCAAGTCAATGCTTGGTGCCCAATTGGTGGGCGGAGCAGTTACCAAAGGTTTAGGAATGGCACAAAATGCAATTGGTGGACTTATGGGCGACCTTGACGAATCAAGCAAGGCGTGGCAGACGTTCAACGGCAACATGGAACAGTTAGAAATGCCTACAAAGGACATTGCAGCAGCTAAGGCAGACATGCAGGACTTTGCCACAAAGACGATTTACAGCGCGTCAGACATGGCAAGCACTTATTCACAGCTTGCGGCAGTAGGTATCAAGAACACGGGCGAACTCGTGAAAGGGTTCGGAGGACTGGCGGCAGCGTCAACAGACCCGACCCAAGCAATGAAAACCCTATCACAACAAGCCACGCAAATGGCTGCCAAGCCTATGGTTCAATGGGCAGACTTTAAGCTTATGCTAGAGCAAACGCCAGCGGGTATCGCAGCAGTTGCCAAGACAATGGGCAAAAGCGCGTCGCAACTTGTATCAGACGTTCAGGGCGGCAAAATCAAGACAGAGGAGTTTTTCCAAGCCATTGAAAAGACAGGGACAAATGCCACGTTTACCAAAATGGCAACCCAGTTCAAGACCGTGGGGCAAGCCGTTGACGGGTTGAAAGAAAACTTAGTAAACGGGCTACAAAAGGCATACGACAGCGCCAGCAAAAAGGGCATTGCCTTTGTGACAAAGTTAGCCGACGGCGTGGGAAAGATAGACTTTACAGGCATTTTTGATAAGGCTTTTAGCATGTTAGAAAGCGGCTTCAATAAAGTGTCAAGCTTTGCGAAAACGTTCTGGAAAGACTTTTCAGCAACGGGAGCAGTACAAGAAGTCAAGGACGCGTTCCAAGCCGTTGGTTGGGCTATTACGGCGCTATATAACGCCTTTAAGTCTAATTTTAGCGACATGGCAGGGAACTCGAAAAGCTTTGGCACAATCGTTGGGGACGCCGTGAAGTCAGCGGCGCAAGGCATTGAGAAATTAACGAAGTTTATCAATAGCATGAACCCCGACCAAGTGAAAGAACTTGCTAAGGGCTTGATACAAGTTGCTACGGGAATTTTGGGCTTTAAAGCAGCAAGCAAAATCATTGGCGAAGTCGGCACGGCTTTGGGTGGACTTAGTAAAGCATTTGACGCAATCACAAAACACCCTATTTTGTCAACGATTGCGTTATTGGCTGGGGCTTTCCTTACAGCCTATACAACTAACAAGAAATTTAGAGATGAAGTAAATCAAGCGGCGTCAGCAATTGGCAAATTCCTATCTAAGCTTGATTTTGGCAAGATAGGCACAGGAATTGGAATAGTTGCAGGGCTTGCCCTCGGTATTGCAGGACTTGCAAAAGTCATGGGCATAAGCTTTGGAATGTTCAAGAAGCTAAAAAACCCGCTTAAACCACTAGAAAAAGCTACAAAAGGCGGTTCGCCTTTGCAATCAATCGCCGACGGGTTCAAGTCGCTTGAAAAAGCAGCAGGAATTGCCCTCGTGGTTGCCAGCATTGCGCTTTTAGCAAAAGCTATGGATGGTATCGCAAACGCAGGAGCGAACGCCGTGCCAAACATGGCGACGTTCGGGGCGGTTGTGGCTGGTTTAGCTGGGGCGTTTGCCCTTTTCGGCAAAAGCTTAACCACAAACATGACAGGAATTGCAGTCTTTGCGGCGTCAGTCAGCGGCATGGCTTTGGCTATGACACCACTTGCAAACGCCAGCGCCCAAGCCGTGCCAAACATGGCAGCGTTCGGCTTAGTTGTTGGAGGGCTTGCGGCAGTCTTTGCCCTTGCTGGTTCTAGCTTACAAGCAAGTGCCGTCGGTATCGCCGTATTTGCTGCCAGTGTTTCAATTTTGGCGTTATCCATGACTGGAATTGCCAATGCAGGAACGGGAGCAGTAGCCAACATGGCGACGTTCGGGCTTGTCATTGGTGGGCTTGCCATAGTCTTTGCAATCTTAGGTCCAGCCCTTACGGCAGCCATTCCCGCTATGCTTGCCTTTGGTGCTGCCGTTCTCATGGCTGGTACAGGTATCGGAGCAGCAGCCCCAGCAATTCAAGCATTGCCCCCAGTTATCACGGCTTTGGGTTCGGCGTTCTCGCAAGTTGTGGGGACAATCGGCAGCGCAGTAACGCAGATAGTAAACGCGATCGGCACGCAGTTGGTTAACGTATTCAAGCAAGCAGGCGATAGTATTTCCCAAGCTGCTGACGCAATCGGCACAAACGTGGGCAAAATTGCAACCGCAATCGGCGACATGGCAAGCAAAATCGGCGGCGGTATTAAGTCAGTTCTTGACGGCGTGGCTGACGTGATTAGCAGCATAGGTCACGCAGCAGAAAACGCGGGGACTGGGTTCAAGTCATTGGGGCAAGGCGTGAAAATGCTTTCGGACGTCGGAATTTTGCGAATTGGTGCAATTATGGGCGAAGTTGCGACAGGTATCGGAGCAGTTACGGCGGTTTCTGGTGGCATGTCAAGCGCAGGTAAAGGGCTTATGGCAATGGGTATGGGTGCAGCCATGTTATTAGGTTCAGCCCCTATCTTGTCATTTATCTTGCCAGTAATGGCGGCAGCACTCGGACAAATTGCCCCAGTAGCGCCACAAGCAGCAGCAGGCATGACACAAATTGGTTCGGCTTCAATTGTAGCAGCAGCAGGCATGACGGTATTTTCTAGCGGTTTGACTATTGCAGTCGCAGCTTTGACGATACTTGGCAGCCTTATAACGGTATTTGCCACAGGCATGGGCATGGTAGCGCCAGCAACAACGGCGGCAGCTAGTTCGCTCATGTTATTGACCGCAGCAGCAACGGCGACAATGGTTGCACTTATGACAATCACAACGGCGTCAATGACAGCAGGCAGCGGCTTGATGTTACTTATGACAACTACAATGTCAGCAAGCATGGGACTAATGGCTATAATTCCCACAGCAATGGCAACAGCCGCAGGGCTTATGGTTATTGCCCCCGCAGCAATGGCAACAGCCGTAGGGCTTATGATTTTAGCCCCAGCAGGAGCAGCAGCAAGCGCAGGACTTATGGTTATTGGTTCGGGTGCTATGGTGGCAATCAGTGCATTAAGTGCCTTAAACGGTGGCGTACAAATGGGCGTTGCAGCCCTCACAGTTCTGGGGACAACGTCGGCGTCAATGTCAGCGCAAATGGTGGCAGCTTTTGCAGCCCTAGCCAGTGCCGTGGCGTCGTCTATGGCGGCAGCAGTTAGCTCGGTTAGTTCTGGAATGGCGCAATGCGTTTCTATCGTTAACTCTCAATCTGGGGCATTAGAGGGCGCAGGGGTCAACTTTGTGCAAGGTTTCATCAATGGTATCAATTCACAAGTCGGAGCAGCAGCAGCGGCAGCAGCCAAAATGGCGCAAGCAGCCAGCAGCGCGGCAAAATCTAACTTAGATATTCATAGCCCGTCAAGAGTTATGCGTGATACAGTCGGTAAATATTTCACGCTTGGGTTTGCAGAGGGTATCACAGACCATACACCAGCAGCACAACAAGCTTCAGCAGATATGTCAAATGCGACTGTATCAAGCAGTGGTGCAGGAGGCTTGGTCAGTGCAGCAAGTACTGGTGGAACAGAAGAAACAGGAGGCAGAAGTGTCTCAATTCAAATTGGTGCAGGAGCATTTCAAATTGCTTTACCAGATGGTTCTCAACAATCTATGCAAAATCTTGTTGCTTCATTAGAACAGTACTTTGTCGAGCTTGAAAATGGCTCGCTTCAATATCCATAAAAAAAGGGGGGTGCTTATGGCACAAACAAGTTTGTTTTTTACAGACCGAATTAATTTAACTTATGAGTTACCGATGACACCAGAAGAGTTTACTGTAAGTTCAGATGGCGGAAATAATAAAGTTAATGTGGTTAATTTGGGTGAAATACTTCGACTTTCACCAGCTACAAACTTACAGGAAGTTACTCTAACGCTCAATATTCCAGTTGACTTGTCACGTCGCCGTGCTTATTGGACAGGTAAAAAACTACGTTGGACAGGCAAAACAGGAGGGAACAATTACGTTAAGTTGCTGAAAGATTGGCATATTAATAAAGAAGTGTTGCGGGTGGTGCTCACTAATACCCCTTTTAATGACCTTTACGTCATTGATGGGTTTACCAGTGGTTTTAAAGACGGAAACGTAGATGAGTGGGTTTGTGAACTCAAATTAGTAGCTTGGCGTTCATACAACCCCAAAGTTCTTGCGACAAAAGAAGTAGCTGACAAAGTCCGAATAAGGACAACAACAGCCAGGACTAACCCTGCAGGAAAAATTGGCGTAGGTTCCTCTGTCATCCTTAATGGCAGAGTCTATGCTGATAGTTATGGTAATGGTGGAGGTATGACTTTCACAAATCGGCAAATGGTAGTAACGCTAGTAGCACCAGGTAGAGCAATGCCCTATAATGTTGGCCCAGCAGCCGGGCAATATACGGGCTGGGTGCGTGCACAGGATGTAAGGTTGAGATAGCATGGTAGAGAGAATAATCGATAAAATAACGAAGTTTGAATACTATGACATAGTTTCCAAAAAGTATCATGACATTAGTAATATGGTTCATGATATTAAATGGGTTACAGACATGGAGAGCGCAGGAGTTCTGACCTTCTCTATTTTCAAAAATACTGATAGATACGGTGCAAGGACTGCTATTAAAGTAAGTAGTGGAGACCAAGTTACGTTTGAGTGGGATAATAAGCGCATCTTTAAAGGCTGGGTATTCACTCGAAAACGTACAGAGGAAGATGTTTATGAGATTACTGCTTATGATAATTTACGTTATCTCAAAGGAGTTGGCACATACGTATGGAGTCCCAAAAGTTCGAGTGAACGCTTTACTACAATTTGCCAAGACTTAGCACTTCCATACCGTGATGACGATTTTGACACGCACCGCTCGCCCGCTGAAATCACAGACGGTAAGACATACTTTGACATGATTAAGACAACTTTGGATAACACAAGGCAGGCTACAGGTAAACGTTTCTTTATCATGGATGATGGCAATGGTACGTTGGTACATACTTCACTAGACAAGCACAGAACTACGCTAGTCTTTGGGGATGGTGCTAATGTAACAGGTTTTAATTACACGGCAACCATTGACAATGACACCGCTAACCGAGTGACTCTGGTAAGAGAAGATGATGAAACAAAAAAACGGACTATTCAGACCGTGCAAAATGATGAACGTATACAGCGTTGGGGCTTGTTGACTTATGCGGAAACAATAAGCGACAAACTCAATGCGGTGCAACTTAGACAGCGTGCTCAGGATATTCTTAATGAAAAAGTTGCAGAAAAAGTTGAGTTCAGTTTCTCAGCTCTTGGTGATGTGAATTTCAGAGCGGGTACGGGCTTCATTTCAAACTTATCAGCAAATTTAGAGGAACTTGGCAGTAACCGCTCTTGTTATGCTACAAAAGTAACTCATAACTTTGGCGAGAGTTGGACGATGGATATAGATGTGGAGGTATTATCTTTATGAGTATAGCAGGAAAGAAAATGCTGGACATGATGAAAGCTAGAGGCGGATCAGAGCAAGATTACTCTGATGAAGTCTTGGGAACGGTTTTAAGCGTCAGTCCTTTGCAAATCTGGATAGATGCTAAGCAAATTCTAACCGAGGACTTCCTAGAGCTTTCGGAATTGGTTCAAGAAAACAAGATACATGTTTCTTTACCAGTTAGCTCAGGAGGCAAAGCAGAGGGAGAAATCACGCTTTGGCGAGGTCTTCAAGATGGTGACACGGTAAGGATGCTGCGAGTACAAAAAGGGCAACGTTTTATTGTGCTAGAAAGGACTTGAAATGGCGTATGACAACCCAATAGCAGAGACTGACGATAGTATCTGGGAAAGCAAAACTTATTTAGTAAGTTTCGGCAGAATAATATCAATGACTGATGGCTTAGATGCTATGCGCCAAGCAATCGAGAAGGCACTTAAAACCCCACGTTTTTCTACAGCTTATTACACCGCCCAATACGGAAGTGATTTAGATACATTAATCGGAAAATCTATGGACTATGTTATTTCAGACTTGGAGCGTGTTATTAGAGAAGCGCTTGACGATGAGAGAATATTGGGCGTAGTAGTTTCTGAACCAGAGCAAATTGATAAATCGAGCTTAAAAGTAGATGTTCTGGTCAGCACTATTTTTGGCACAGTACATACAGAAACGGAGGTAAGTACATCATGACACCAGAGCAATTACTTGAAGAATTTGACACCTATAATTTTGAGTACTTCATGAATAAAGCTCTTTCTCGTGTCCCAGAAGGGCTTGATACACGAGAGGGGGCAATTATCTATGATGCATTAGCGCCCACAGCTTGGAGCTTCACAGAGATGGCTCAGAACGTTAAAAATGTTTTTATTAGCACCTATACTCAAACTGCACAAGGGGAATTTTTGGACCGCAGATCACAAGAAAAAGGTTTATCGAGAATTCCAGCAACTAACAGCGAAGTAGAAGCTAAGTTCACAGATCCAAGTGGGCAACCATTCAATGTTGATTTAGGGCTGCGCTTTTCATCGATTGGAGACAATCCAGTCTATTACATAGTTGATGAAAAAATCACTGATGGGACTTACTCTTTGAAAGCTTCAATAGCTGGCGATGCCGGAAATCGTTATACAGGTCAAATTTTGCCCGTTGATAATATTTCAGGATTAGGATATGCCACTATAACTAAAGTAACAATTCCAGCACGAGATGAGGAAACAGACGATGATTTAAGGGCTAGGATTTTAGCTGATGTTGGTCTAACGGAGTATGGCGGAAACGTTGCAGATTACTTGCAAATGGTAGCTGAAAAAGGAGACGTTGGTGCAGCGCAAATTTACCCAACATGGAATGGCGGGGGGACTGTTCGAGTTGTCATTTTAGACAATCAATTTAACCCCGCCTCGACTTCTTTAATAAGTGAGGTACAAGAAACCTTAGACCCTAAAGACAGTAGCGGTAATGGCTATGGTTTAGCGCCTATTGGTCACACGGTTACGGTTGCAGGGCCCACATCTAAAGTTATCAATATTTCAATGAAAGTAAGCACAGAAGTAGGTCTGACGTATGTAGATGTTACGCCAGCAATTCAGACAGCTTTGAATGACTTTTTCTTAAATATGCGTAAGCAGCAATGGGCAACAATTCAAAATGGCAGAAGTTATGCTTTGAAGGTATTTATTGCTCAAATAAGTGCAGCAATTCTCGGGGTTAGCGGTGTAGTCAACGTATCAGATTTAACATTAAACAACGCCGCTAAGGATATAGCTCTCACATTTAGCAATACCTTGCAGGAAGTGCCAATTCTAGGAAGTGTGACAGTAAATGGCTAGATTAGTACGACTTAAAGACCTCATGAGTGAGTATTATAGCGGAGTTCTTGAAATGGAAACATTGCTAGAAGTTGAGCAGTACGAACTTGATGAGTTGCAAAGTGCAATAGACAGACAAGCAGGTAATCAGTTTGTAATGACAGCAGATGCAGACGGCATTGTAGCTTGGGAAAGTATGGTAGGGATTGAAACTTTGACCAGTATGGACTTAGAAACACGTCGCTATAACGTGCTAGCTCGCTTGTTACCGCCGAAACCCATGACCATTACATACTTATCCGAATTGCTGGAAATGCTTAATATTAACGCTAAATTGGTTAAAAATGGGACATTCTCGTTTAATGTTGAATTTAATGCGACAGATGACGGTGCAGCAGATCGCTTGAATTTACTTTTAAAGCAGATCATGCCAGCTAATCTCGTTTTCAATACCATAAATAAAGTAGCATCAACAAAACAAGGTACAGCTTATTTAGGAGCTGGCTCATTAAAAGAAATCGAAAGAACAAACACGGAGGTACTTCATGGCTGATAATTACGGTCAATGGTTCATTACTAAAATGTTCACGGATGCCGAAGCCGCTGCGGTTACTAGCGGTAAACAGATCACTTTTAAAAAAATGATTGCAAGTCAGGATATTTTTACACAAGATGACCTTGCAACGCTGACTAATAGTGTATTAGGAACAATTGACATCAAGCAACAAGTCAACATTTCAACAGTATTGCCAAGTACTGGCTCTTACAAAGTACAGGGTGTTTTCTCAAATTCTACTGTTACAGCAGACTATTTGATGAATACGATTTTACTTGTAGGCTCATATAATGGTACAGAATTCTTGGCAGCAGCACAGGTTGCAAATTACGCCTTTAAGATGCCAGCAGCAAGCACTGGCGAGCAAACGATTTATACCATTGCGGCACAAATTAGCGTGTCAAATACGGCTACTGTGAGCTTGACAGTAGACCCAGATAGTATTGTGACTAATGCAGGCTTAAAAGTCGTAACAGATGCGCAAGCTGTAAAAGATAGTGCTCAAGATGTGAAAATATCAGATCTTGAGGCTAAAGATAGTCAAAATGTAAAGATTACAGGAAATCAGACAATCAATGGAGTTAAAAGTTTCACTCAGAAAGTCACTGCTAGTATTTCTGGTAATGCTGAGAGCGCTACAAAACTCTTAACACCTTGTAAGATAGATGGTACAGAGTTTGACGGAACGAAAGATATAGTATTAGATGTTGTTCACAACCATGGTGATGAGAACATTACTGGAGTTAAAACATTTACTGATCCCCTTATAGCAAATTACCCAATTAAGGGAAACACACAGAGGTATTATATTGAAGATGGTTATGATTTGAATGGATATACTGATGTTGGAGATTTTATTTTAAATGGAGCGAACAACTTAGTTAATTATCCTAATGCAGCCTCTACATACGCAAGCTTGCATGTTGAAAAATTAAGTGACAATACTTCAATTCAGACTTTGACTGATTCTAATCATAGAATTTTTACAAGGCTTTATGGCGGAAATCCTGCCTCTTTCGGAGAATGGAGAATGATTGATTCACCGTATAGATTAGTTCCAGTTCCATCATATATAGGAAGTTTTTATTCGCTGTTAGATTTCCAAAAAAAAGAATATGGTTTAGGGACTACGGTGATTTACTCGTCCGTGAATATATCTTACAATGATGGTCCGCATACTGTTTCCAACACTTTTAAAGTAACGGTAGATTTGTTTAATTGGAAAAATGGTAATTTAAGCAACTACGCATTTATTAAGGTTGAAGAACCAAATTCAATATACAGAGGTTATTATGATTACAAGGGTTTTTCTGGTTGGAGTAAACAAACTTATGGATGATTATATGAATTAAAATAAAAGTTAAATGATTAAGATACAGTAAGTAATAAATTTAATTTTTAATGCATCGCAATACAATGACAGGAAGTAGTAAGGAGGGTGAAAAGTTTGCTAAATGTTAATGTGAAAACAAACGATACGTAAAAGGCAAGTGTTTATAGCTCGATAATTACTGACGCACTACCAACATAATAAATAAATAAATAAAGAAAGCAAGTAAGGTGCATGGACGAAAAAGTATTACGAGAAATGCTAGAACGCTTGACTCGAATTGAGACAAAGATCGATAACTACGAATCCATTCGAGATAAAGCAGAAACGGCACTTCTTATGGCGCAAGCAAATGCGAAGCTTATAGAAAAAATGGAAGCGAATAATAAATGGGCTTGGGGCTTTATGCTCACTCTCGCAGTAACTGTTATTGGCTATATACTAACTAAATTTTGATAATAAAGGAGAAATAACATGAAAACAATTGATAAAGGAACACTTACACGAACAATCTTACTCTGGTTGGCAATTTTAAATCAAATTTTAACAGCGTTAAACATGAATCCATTGCCTCTTGATGATAATACTGTCAGCACAGTTATCACAACAGTTTTTGCACTTTGGGCATGGTGGAAGAATAATGACTTCACTCATGCGGCCAAAAAAGGAACTGAACTTACTAAAAGTTTAAAAAATGGAGATAGTGTTCAAGTAGTTAAGGCATCTGATTCTGACCACGAGTTCACAGAAGGAGGCGAATAATGTCAAGTATTGAAAATATGATTGCATGGATGCAAGCTCGAAAAGGTAAAGTTACTTATTCAATGACTTCGAGAATGGGGCCAAATAGTTATGATTGCAGCTCGTCAGTATTCCTTGCCATGATTGCTGGTGGTTTTCTATCAGCTGGCTCAATGGGAAATACTGAAACTTTGTTTGGAATGTCAGGCACAAAACTGAAAGAAATCAGTCGTGGAGAAGTGCAACGTGGTGACATTTTCATCTCAGGCACTCCAGGAGGTTCGGCTGGTTCAGACGGACACACTGGTATTTTCTTAAGCAATGGTTCATTCATTCACTGTTCTTACACTCACAATGGAATTGCGGTTGATACGAACGACGCTTATATGAGTACTCGCTTACCACATCACTTTTATCGAATCGTTGGCTCAGGTTCAGGAAATACTGACAATAAACCTCAAATGGTTATCTTAAATGTTGATGGTCAATTTGGCAATGCTACCGCTAAACGATTGCAAGAATACTTTGATACAGCTGGGAAAGACGGAGTAATCAGCCATCAATACAAACAAATATTTAATCAAAATATTTATGCTGCGCAGTTTGATTCATCACTGACAGGTTCAAACGTAGTTAAATCCTTGCAAAGATTCTTAGGAATTGGCCAAGACGGTTTGTTTGGCCAAGGTACAATTAAAGCATTACAAAAGCACCTTGGAACCACACAAGACGGAACTATTAGCCCAGTTTCTGATTCTGTCAGAGAATTACAGCGTCGATTGAATGCGAATAAATTGTAAAAATTAACCCTGACTTCGGTCAGGGCTTTTTTATTTACAACGGAAACAGTAAATTGTATAACAATTTTATCCTTTTACATAAGGTTATAGATAACTGCGAGAACATCGTTTTGACTAAGTGACGGTGTTTTTTATTTGAAAACGAATACAAAAAGTAGTATAATGAATTCATCTTACCTATATAAGATAACGTCTGCCCTTAAACAGGGCTTTTTGTTCTAGTTAAGGAAGTAGATATATACTATATTTACCCAAAAATATATAATTTTTCATAAATTTACTCCGAGCGTCCCTCTCCTAACTGGGGCGCTTTTTTATGTTGACAACTAGAGAACAATATCGTATAATGAAACTGCTTACAAAACATTATAAATCTTCAAAAATTGTTTTGAAGATTTTGCTTGGGCGAGTTACGGTTGGCTCGTCCTGCCTGCCACAAGTCATTCTTCGGAGTGGCTTTTTTATATCAAAAAAGCACTAGCATTAAGCCAGTGCCGAAAAGTGATTAGAGCAAGGTATGAATAATATAGCGCGGAACTAGATTAACTTGCAATAACTTTTATAATATTATCAATTTTATGAACAATTGTCAATAATAATATGTTATAATGTATTCGGGATGATTATGGGATTTCATCTCCTTTCAAGAGTCAAGCCATTCCTCGGAGTGGCTTTTTTTATTTATTAAAAAAGTTGTATAATAGTTTTAGTGGATGAGAAAAACATTCATTTACAAACACTTGATAATCTGCAGCTCCATCCACACAGATCTTATATAATAACGAAGATATGTGCTGCAGATTGTCATATTTTGGTTCTTTAGCTCAGTTGGTAGCTAACCGTTCGGTCGCTGGTTCGAGTCCAGCAAGAACCATAAATAAAATGTATATAATAGTAGAAACTCCTTAAAAGGAGTTTTTTAGTTACCTTAATTGAGATGTTAATTGTGTTGGCAATTATCAGTATTTTAATTTTGCTTTTTGTGCCAAATTTGATAAAAGAAAAAGCACAAGTTCAAAAAACTGGTGAAGCAGCAGTAGTTAAAGTAGTTGAAAGTCAGGCACAACTTTATGAGTTGGATCATGATAATGATAAGCCAAACCTATCAGAACTTTTAAGTGCGGGGATGATTACGCAAAAGCAAGTCACGGCCTATGATGATTACTATGACCAGAATAAAAATGAACAGCGCAATTTCGATGATTAGAGCCTTCACATTGTTAGAATCTCTACTGGTATTACTTATTGTCTCTTTTATCACCCTCTTTTTCTCAGCAGAATTGACTCAAACAGTGCATTTATTTAAGGGAGAACTCTTTGTCTTACAGTTCGAAAATTTATACAAAATAAGTCAGGAGAATGCAGCGCTACAAAGTAGTCCAGAAAATTTAGGAAGTAAAAATGGGAAATTGATTTATGAAAACAAAGAGATAGATATTCCCAAAGAGGTTGAAATGGTAGAATTTTTGATTAAATTTGATGAGAAGGGGGAGAACTCAAGTTTACAGAAAATCAAAGTTTATTTACCTTATGAGAAGAAAACAATTTTATATCAAATGGAGATGGGGAGTGGAAAATATAAAAAGAAAATCAATTAA